GGCTACCCCAACCTTTCTGTCTGTAGTGGAAATGACCAACCACCGACTCAGATAGAGACGCCCGTCAAAGCGTTATTTGAAACCCCCCCCCTCGGGTAACGAACCACGCGCTCCGCCTTTCATGGCGTTGAGCCCCTTAGGACACTGCCCACCCAGCGTAGAACACCACTGCGTATAGAAACTAAATAAGTGAGACACGTATAACATAAAATAAATAGTTTTAGTCTATAAAAGCCTACTTCATATACAGTAGTACTGGAATGAATTAGTATACCCCCTAGGTTCCCGTATCGACCTCTTATTTTAAGGATACGGCCCCAACGCATGCGGGATCATTATTATGATCACGCAGAACCGTAGGATCGCAGACCTCACGACTTGAAAGAGCTTGCTCTTAGCAAAGGTTCGAAAGGCCCAGTGCCGTAGTAGAATGCGTTCCGTTTGTTGAACACTAAACAAAACCCTCCGGTTTTTGTGTTCACTTGGTTCTTTGCTTATTTATTAAATATGACAGAGAACAGTGGACTTGAAAACATTATAGACGCTATATGCGTCATGCTTGAATTTATCAACACTTATGGTAATCAGATGTATATCTTGATTGCCTATTTTGCTTTCGTCATCGTTGTACTTTCAACCACCATGCGGGAAATACTCCGTTCGCAATCTTCTGAAGAAGTGAACATGTGGATTATGTCTCGTCGCGGTGATTTTAAACGTCGATTGAAAAATCATAGGAAAGCAGAGAAGAAGAGAAAGAAGATTGAACAACAACAAAACTTCCGTAAAAAGAAGACTTTGAACTCTCAGTCTGCTGAATCTTCTTCATGGATGCCACAATTTGACTCTATTCCTTGGAAACAACTAAGCGTTAAGCTAGTTTTGACCAGATTTAAGGAATGGCTTAAGACTGTGAAAACATTGCCAATTAATGCAATGGCATCCTTCCGGCAACTTTATGACAATTTTAACACCATCCGTGCTAGTATGTTATGGCGTAGCGCACAGAAGTTATTTTCAGTCTGTGTAGCTTTAGGCGTCGTTACAATGAAAAACTTCACGTATGATGATATGGTATTGTTTACTATTGAAAAACAGTACAAACCAGTCACCATTTTTGATGCTGTTGAAGCCGCTTGTGAATTTGCCAGTCTGTTCTTTGAACGATTCCTCCTATTCTGTGATACACATGATGTCCGTGCCTTTTATGCGGATGCATTTGCAGATAAGATTGCATATGAATACACCTTTTTGGTTACCAATTTCATTATGCTTGAAGCAGGTAAGGAACCCGTTGAAAGAATTAATATTGAAGACACTGATAGTGAAACTCGTGTAGTTTCGCAACAAGAATATGATCGTCGTTTAGCTGAGTTCGAAACGACTCTTAACCTTAAAATTGCTTCGTGCAAAGATAATGAAAAGAGTGGTTACACTGCTAAGTTGAAAGAGATCAAAAGTATTATTGGCAAAAGAGAAATGTCCCGAAAGAAGAGTATTAGAATGCGTCCTTTTTCTTTCCTTCTCTTCGGTGGATCTTCAGTAGGTAAATCAACGCTCATCACCCCAATCATCCGTGCTATTCTCAAGATGAATGGATTTGACAGCAGTCAACGTTCCATTTGCACATTGAACGAGGTTGATAAGTTTCAGTCCGAATACCGTTCATACCACACAGGAGTAATTTTTGATGATTTGTGTAATATGAAAACAGCTGCCCTTTCCTGCAATCCATTGGAAAAGGTTTTGAGTTTCATTAACAACATTCCTCAATTCGCATTAAATCCTAACGCTGATCTTAAAGGTGTTATTGGCATAGAACCAAAAGTTTGTGCCGGCAATACCAATGTTAAGGATTTGAATGTCGATGAATTGACTAATGAACAGATCGCTATTCTGGGAAGATTTTGCTATACCATTACGCAAAAAGTTCGTCCACAATACCAGAAACATAGTGGTATGCTCGATTCTGACAAAATTGAACATATGAAAGGAGAAGTATTCCCCGATTATGCTCTTTTTACCGTCGAGACTCCTTATTATGAAATCCCAGCTGCTGATTGCAAAAACAAGAAGAGCAAAAAGACACCGACTCAAAGCATTGGTTATAGAGCTGCCGAATATAAAGGCAAGAAAATGATCGATGTAGATATTGTGACACTAATGAACTTCTTGCGTGACGCCAGCCGCAAACATTTTGAAAATCAGAGAGACCTTGTTAACACTGCAAATTCCGCAGAAGAATTGGTGTTGTGTGAAGAACACGACCTTCCCGATATTGTATGCGGATGTGGCAAGAAAGCTCGCCCGGAACCAACAGAGGCTGACCTTGCTGATCTACCTCCACTAATTCCTGGAAGAGATGTTCTTGATTCCCAAGCTGCTGTCACTGATTTGTTGAACGATTTATATGACACTATTTTGCAAACTGAGAAAGCCTGGTTTATCCTATTGAATCAGACTCTTTTGAATGTTTTGCTAACTCTACCTTGCGTTTTGACCATCATTTTCTTAAACTCCCAAGAATGGACTAACCATATTGTTGAATTGTATTCTTTACATTACTACAGTTTTGGTGCTCTACTTCTTTGGGA